CACGGGCCGTCCGCGTGCGACTTTACGGCACGCGCTGATGAGGAGAAAATCATGGAAAATCGCAAAACGGTAACACCCACGCAGGTGAGTGAAATCACCGAAACGATCACGCTCGAAACGCGCACGGCGCAGGTGATCGACTTCCCGCGTGCCGACCTCGAATGGCTCGACATCGCAACCCGCTCGGTACAGGCGTACGAGGTGCTGGCGTGAGGCGCGTGCATACGGTGAAGCTGCCGCACGGGTTCCGCATCGAATGCGTGACCAACACGAATCGCAGGACGCGCACGGCGCACCTGACGGCTCACGTGTACGAGGGCAGTGACCGGGTCAAATCGCGGTACACGAGCATGGACAATCCGGCCACGTGCGGGGCGCTGATCGACTTCCGCGCAAGCTGGCTGGACACTGTCGCCCGTGAGGTGCTGGCGTGAAGGTGTTCAAATTCGATCCCGCGACTGGTCGCAGGGGCGAGCAAATCGACACGCGCAAGTGCATCGACTGGACCTCGGAGTACCTGCCCGTGGACTTCGAGCCACGCGGGTTCGGGACCGACGCGGAAGTGACGGTTCATCACGACGCAGGCGTGGGCATCGGTGAGGATTCGTACAGCTATCGCTACCCGGATACGTGGATATGCTTCTGCTCGGGCGAATGGCACATGGGCGTGAATGACGACGGCACGCCAGAACGTCGCTGGGTCTGGACGATCCTGCCTCCCGCGCCTGCTGATCCACGGCAGATCGACTACCCGCACGATAGCGACATCGACACCCGGTACACGTGACCGAAACCTGCTCCGGCAGGTCCGCATGCGACGATACGGCATGCGCTGATGAGGAAATGACATGGAAAACAATCTCGCGAACATCGCAAACACGCAGACAATCGCGGCAGTCTGGTTCTGCCTCGTGTTCCTGCTTCCCGCGTACGTAGCACTGCTCCGGTTCATCTGGAAGGCAGGCCGCAAGTGAGGGCCGCTGTCGTACCCGTGCAGCTGGAGTACAACGACCGTGGGGATACGATCACGGTATCCGCGTGGCAGCTGCTGCAATGGAAGCATGCGCTCCGGCTCGAAGCCAAGGGCATGACGATGTCACGTGGACGCAAGGTGTCGACGCACCTGCGCCGCCTGATGAACCTGAAACGCAACACGCCTGTATCGTACCTGAGTGAGTGGGTCGAGGGCGCACTGGATGCCGTCAACACGGCAATGGGAGTGGAAAATGGATAGGAAATACTTCGACGATTGCATGTGCAACTACTCGGACGTGTACGATGGCGACAAGCCGCTGATGATCGTGTCAGAGGGCAAGTCGACGCTCGCATACGAGACACTCGTGATGATGGCCGAGCGTAGCAACCTCTGGGTTGAGCTTGCCATGCTCCGGTGCGAGGACGGTCTGCTCCACGAGCATGCCTTCATCGGGCGGCGCAACATCGTACCGGGCGAGACTAACCCGGCACGTGCAGGTCTGGACCTCGTGTTCGACTGCAAGGAAGGCCAGATCAGTCGCTCGCGCCTGCAATACGAGCTTGGGCAGCTGCTTGGGTACCCGCTCGATGACGTGCTGGACTTCATCGCGAGCAAGGTAGCACGTGAGTGCCCGTGCGACTGCTGCGGTGGACCATACGTGAGCGAGGAGATCACCGGGTAGCAGGGGGGGCCAACCCCAGCACGACGTTACCGAAACGCCGCTTCCACAGGGCGTACGTGCATGACGATACGATGCACGCTGATGAGGAGAGTACACGATGGGCATACGCCTGACGATGGAGTACTTCGCGGACACGTGGAGTACCGACGAGTCGACCACCCGCACGGCCAAGCACACGATCAAGGCTGGCGAGGTGACGTACCTGCACAAGGTGGTCGCGCACTACGCATGGGACAGCATGAACTACTGCGTCCTGAGCATAGGCGACAAGGTCGACAGCTACTGGGTGCGTGACGGTGAGTCACGTGAATGGAAATGGACGGGAGATGCTGATGTTTAGCACGGATCAGTCACGCATACAGGCGTGGTGTAAGAATCCCGACAAGTTCCTGCGAGTGGGCACGATGGTGCTACTCTCGATCCGCATGCAGTGGGTCGGAGTGGGCAATCAGATGGCCGACGTGCAGGTACACGGGAGCAAGTCGAAGTGCCTGTGGGGTTTCAAGCAGGCGGGCTACGTGTACCTGCGAGACAATCGCAAGGCACTGTACGCTGCGACGAGGGACGCACGGGCAGGACGGATCAGCACTGCTGACCTGATGCGTGAGTTCCTGAAGGTGCCGGGACTGGGGCTGCCGAAAGCAGGCTTCCTCGTGCAGCTACTGACGGGCAAGTCAGGCTGCCTCGACATGCACAACGTCGAGCGGTTCGGGCTGGACGTGAGCGTCTGGAATGTGCGGACGTACAAGGACACGGCCAAGCAGATGCGTGAGATTGACGACAAGATCGCAGTCTACCTCGCGCTGATCGAGGCATGTGGCGGGAGTGAGAAATTGTGGGACGACTGGTGCGAGCATGTGAATGACCGTGTCGGTACCTTCGAGGGTGCCGAGGACGTATCACGCAGGCACTACATCTATCTGTTAGACATACCGGGAGAACAAGCATGAACATCATCAAGTTGCAGGTCACGCAGGAAGGGTACGAGGTGGGTGAGTACGGTGAGCTGGAGTGCGAGCCGAAGTCCATCAAGGTGACGGTCATCCGACTGATCCGTGCGGTCACACAGCAGGGACTCGGTGACATCAAGCGCGAGTCCGAGGCACGCTTCGGTGACTCGAAGGGCAACATCAAGGGACGGGTCACGATGACCGTCATCGCAGACGACGCAGCACTCGGTCGCCTGTACAAGCTGGTTCACTGGTACCAGAATGACTTCCGTCTTGGGCCTGACGTGCAGGTACTGAGCATCGAGGACCTTGGAGACACAATCGTAGGAGTAGTAGCATGAGGATCACAAAGACAACACACATCAACCGCGCAACGGGGCAGGTCGCTGGGTACTACGGCGAGGACACAGGCTGGCTGCCCATTGGCATACTGCAACCGGAGGTAACGAATCATGTGCCCGAGCAACCGAAAAGCAAGTGGGTCAGGCACCTCGAAGAACGAGGGCGCAAGGCCGCCGCGAGTCGGGCGAACGCCTGACATCCTGAGAAAATCTGGTCCGATGAGGGACCGCACGAAATACACACGTAAGGAGAAACACCATGAGCAACTATGACGACGTGACAAACAAGATGGGCGACCTTGAGTACGCAATCAACGACCTCGGCAGCACCACGCTTGATGATGTGGCCGACAGGATCAGCGAGATCAGCGGCATCTTCGACAGTCTCGAACGTGAGGTGAACTACCTCGACGATGACTTCCGTGAGCTTGAGGAGTACCGCGAGCTGGGTGACATCACTGAGGTGCAGGAGATGTGCGAGAAGGCCGAGGCTAAGGACCCGGACGAGCTGGCCAACCTGAAGGAAGCACACGAGAACCAGAGGCTCGTGATCCACGCACTGCTGACCAAGCTGCGCGAGGTGCAGGGTGCAGTGACCGAGGATGAAATCATGCGGGTCATCACGACTGCGGGCAAGGTGTAGCGTGCCTGATGCAGTGCTGATTCCGGTGGTCACGTGGGGGCTGGCCTTATGGCTGGCCCTCTACGTGGTGGAAATCGTATGGAAATGGTGGCAAAAATGAGACACATGATGGAGTGCCCCAACTGCGGGGAGATTGAGCTGCCCTCACCTGATGGTGGTGAGTGCGGAGCGTGCGGGATACCCGCTTACTTTCACGTGAAGGAGAAGGACATTGGATACTGGCACTGGATGTATCATCACGATTGGTGTGTGCCTGATGCTTGGATCGTGCGTACCTGCTTCGGATTCATCCGTCGAGTGGGCATACTCCGAGCCTAAAGTCAAGCGCCACCTGCCCACGATATGCAGGCCCTTGTACAACGACGGCACCGATGCGTGGATCGAGTGCATGGGAGTAGGATACAAATGATTAGGAATATCAGGGAGTTAGCAGCACACATTGGCATCGAGCCAGTCAGCTTCGAGAACTTCGAGGATGGTGGACTGGCACGACGCATCGAGCGTGCCGTGTACAGGTACACCGAATGCGGGTGCTGTTTCGACAGCGACGAGGATGGTGTGGTCGTGGCCGGGTACGCTGAGGGTGCTGACGCTGAGTGTCAGGACTATCGGTTGAACTACCCGTTCACCGAGGGTGAGTGGGACACGGCACTCGCATGTGCTGACGCAGATGGATGCGAGATGTGGCACGAGTGGAACGACGACGACGGCCAGCCTGACGAGGCGCAGGAGTGGCATGACTTTGACCCGGACTGTTAGGAGACAGACATGAACTACGAGGATAAGGTAGCACGACTGGACGAGCTGACTGACCTGCTCACGGATCACGAGCTGGCAATCGACGCAATCCAGAGCGAGATCGAGGACCTTGAGTACGAGATCGAGCAGGACAACGAGTCAGAATGGGGTGACGTGTACCCCGACGACGTGATGGCCGACGATGACAGGCAACGTGCGGCTGACATGAACGCAACACTGAGAGACATTGGAGGTGGACGATGAGTACCAAGACAGTGAAGATCATCCCGAGCTGGCGGGCATGGCTGCCCATGATGCTGTTGTGTGTGGAGAACGACGACCTCAGCCTCACCAGTAGGCGCGAGCTGCACGAGGAGTTCGCTCGCATGGCAGAGGCAGCCGACAAGTTCAACGAGCTACAGCGGGCCAATCAGGCAGCCGTAGACGTGGTCACGGGGTGAGCAAGCCCAAGGTGGGGGACACAGTCCGGTGTCTCCCATCCGACTTCGGGCCTGAGCTTGTGCATATCTGCACGGTGACGGACCTGCTGGACACGCAGTTCACCTGCACCTATGAGGTGGCACGTGCTGATGGTGGGTGGGTCGAGCATACCCTGTTCAGGTTCTACAAGGACGAGGACACAACGTGGGAGAAGCAGAAATAGAGGGGGGGCCAACCCCAGAAGGCCAGATACCAGTAAAGGGTAACTGTAAGTACACTTTAAGTAACTAATAGTTCAACGATAAGGAACTGATAGATGACTGAACGTCAAGAGATGAGAGAATTAACCCAGTTAGATGAAGGTGTTAGAAGGTATCACCGTGAGGTTAGCAAGCAGGGTGCCGGAGAGACTACTGCTGGACTGGGTCTTGTGTATGTAGGGATGAAGGCATTGATCCCTGCCATCGAAGGGAACATTGCCCGCCTTGAGGAGGGAGGCAACGGCAACCTGCCATCGCAGGTACCACTGGCCTATCAGTACATGGTAGGCATGAAGGCAGATGCCATCGCATACATCGCAAGCAAGGTGGTGGTGTCGGCATCCGTGAACCGAGGCAAGCTGACCCGTACCGCAATGCAGATTGCGAACCTGATCGAGGAGGACTACAGGTTCGAGGAACTGGAGCAGGCTGAACCTGCGCTGGCCAACAGCATGAGCAAGAAGGCGCAACGCTGGAGCAGTAGCGGGGCACGTCGTCGCATCATGCGCAAGGCGGCACAGGTGGCAGGCATAGCCACGATGGGCTGGACTGAGGCTGAGAAACTGAAGCTGGGTGTCAAGCTGGTCGAGTTGTACATCGAGACAACGGGGCTGGCGCAGCTGGTCGAGACACAAGAGGGCAAGATGACCTTCAAGTTGATCGAGATGACTGAGCTGGCAGCCGAGCGTCTGGCCTCACGACACGCAAGCCTTGAAGGTGAGCGTCCAGTGAACAAGCCGATGATCGCGCCGCCTAAACCGTGGACCTCACCGATCTCGGGTGGGTACCTGACACCACGCATGAAGACTGACTTGGTGCGTGGCGTAGGGCAGGCCACACGTGACGAGGTGTTCAGCTGTGACATGCCGGAGGTGTACGCCGCAGTCAACAGGGTGCAGGCTACACCTTGGCGCATCAACGTGGGTGTACTCGACACCATGCAGGCAGTGTTCGACGAGGGTGGTACTCTCGGTGGCCTGCCGCAGGCTGACGACATGGCACTGCCCGAGCGGCCCGAGAGTATCGACCGCAAGTGCAGTCCTGATGACATGCCCGAGGACATGTGTGCCACGTTCAACGAGTGGAAGCAGGCAGCACGTGAGGTGCATGAGTTCAACGGTCAGCTTAAGAGCAAGCGACTGGCACTCATCACCAAGCTGAACATGGCACAGGACGTGCGAGATGAGGAGTCGATCTGGTTCCCGCACTCGCTGGACTTCCGTGGCCGTGTGTACTCCATGACGACCGAGCTGTCACCGCAGGGTGATGACATTGCCAAGAGCCTGATTGAATTCGGCAACGGCAAGGCACTCGGTGAGACTGGTGGTTACTGGCTGGCTGTACATATCGCCAACCTGTTCGGTGTCGACAAGGTATCGTTCGATGACCGGGTGGAGTGGACGGTGACGCAGTCGGACAAGCTGGTCGAGTCTGCGATGAACCCGCTCGATGGCGACAGGTTCTGGGCCAAGGCCGATGACCCGTGGTGTGCGCTGGCCGCATGCTTCGAGTGGGCTGGCTTCCAGATCGAGGGTGATGACTACGTGTCTCACCTGCCCATCGCAATGGACGGGTCATGCTCTGGCATCCAGCACTTCAGTGCCATGCTGAGGGATGCGGAGGGTGGACGTGCTGTCAACCTGACCAACCTCGACCAGCCCTCGGACATCTACACTGAGGTGTTGTACGTGGTGCAGGATATGTTGGCAGAAAATTCTGACCCGCTTGCTAAGGTGTGGATGGACAAGGTGGATCGCAAGATCGTCAAGCGTCCGTGCATGACCTTCGCGTACTCGGTGACGAGCGTCGGGATCAGGGATCAGATCGCCAGTGAGATGCGCAAGCAGACTGACGGTCAGTACCTGCCGGGGCATGAGAACTGGCAGGCTGCCATGTTCCTCGCACCCATCGTCGAGGCTGCCATCAGGCAGGTGGTCAAGCGTGCAGCTGAGGCTATGGACTGGCTCAAGCTGGCGGCCAAGGCACTCACCGCCGAGGAGATACCTACATCTTGGGTGACTCCACTGGGATTCCCGGTAGTCCAGCCGTACCGCAAGGCCAAGGGTCAGCTGTTCAAGGTCTGGTTCCAAGGCCAGCGCATCAGGCTGACGCTGAGGGTGGAGAGCAGGACCATCGACGGACGCAAGCAAGCGTCGAGTGTGGCACCCAACTTCGTACACTCACTGGATGCTACCCATCTGATGATGGTGGTGAACAGGTTGTACGACGAGGGCATCACACCCAACACGGCCATGATCCATGACTCGTTCGGAGTCCATGCCTGTGACGTGGATGAGCTGCACTACGTGATACGTGATGAGTTCATCAAGCTGTACTCGGAGGACATCCTCACCCGTACCTACCAGTCAACACTGCTGGCACTGCCGGGTGACAAGTGGCCTGACCTGCCGACACCACCGGAAGCGGGCGACCTGAACCTTGAGGAGGTGCGTGATGCCGACTTCTTCTTCGCCTAAGCGACCACTGGTACCAACGTACCGCATCGAACGCCAGCTGATTGCGGAGCATAACCTCCGCATGATGCGGGCACACTCAACCTACGAGGGGCAGCCGATCTGTCCCGACTGTTACAAACCACACACTGATGGAGAACTATCATGCGCAACGAAACGATGAACACCAAGAACACCTACCGTACCGACTGCATGCGTCGGGTCAAGGGCGAGGACGGCAAGCTGTCCGTCAAGCGTTGGGTTGAGGACCGTGCTGTGTCCGCTACCCTCACCACGCACGAGGGGGGTGTCTTCTACAAGGGGGCACGCATCGCGTGAGGAGGTGGCAGGTGTACGTGTGGACCACGTCGGGTGCAGGGTGGGCAGTCATAGCCTACCTTGCCGACAGCGTGGAAGCTGGACTGGCTGCCGTCCTGTGCCTTGGGATGGCGGCAGTCTGGAATGAGTTCGTTGACTGACCTCACGTGGCTCAATGTGTACAACGCATGCACGGCGCGGATGCAGGAGGGCACGTGGCAGCCCCATGCACCATTCGATTTGAAGGGGGGGCCAACCCCAGAACAGAGGAAACGGAATGAACAGAGACAAGATGATAGGCATGGCAGCCACTCACCCGGCAGCCATGAGACAGGCAATGTACAAGGTGATTGACCGGACGCAGGACAGACCCGAGGTGCAGGTGCAAGCCATTGCGATGGCGCTCGTAGCTACATGCGAGGCACTGGACATCGACATCAAGGACCTGCTCAACACGGTGGAGATAATGAAGAACGACCTCGACGGTGCGTTCACGTCCACCTTCACTGCGCTTCGAGCGTACGCACGCAACGAGATCGGAGGGAGATAATGACCACACTTGAGAGAGCAAAGCATGAGTACGCTGAGACAGGTACGATATGCACGGACACTTACATGGCCCTGAACAATGAGGGTTTCAACGCCGACATCGTGTTGGCACAACTCGCAGGAGAGATCGACAATGGCTAAACGTAGCTACCCCAAAATCACCACACCTCGTGGTGTCCTTGTGTACCCACACTTGGTTGAGCCTGACACGAAGTTCGTAAAGCCAGACGGCGAGTACCACACGAAGTTCGCATTGCAGGCAGACAGTGAGGAAGCAGCAGTCCTCACGAACAAGCTCGATGAGATCATGGAAGCGTACATCGAGGAGAACCCGGACGAGTTGAACGCAGCCAAGCTGAAGAAGGCGCTGCGTGCTGACCTGTACGAGGAGGAAGTGGATGACGAGGGCGAGGAGACTGGCCGCATCATCTTCAAGTTCAAGCTGAAGGCCAAGGTCGTGACGAAGAACAAGTCATGGGACCAGAAACCTCGGCTGTTCGACGGCAACGCGCAGCCTGTGACGGGCGACGTGAACCCGTGGACTGGGACGGAGGCGAAGATCAGCGCCGAGGTGTTCCCCTACTACATGGAAACGACCAAGTCTTTCGGTCTGTCACTCAGGTGTCAGGCAGTACAGATTCTGAAGCTCGTGTCCGGTGGTGGTGCATCAGCTGATGACTTCGGGTTCGGCGCGGAGGAGGATGCGTTCGTATCTGAGGCCAGTGCTGAAGGGTTCACGCCTGAGTCGGATGAGGATGGCGAAGAATTCTAACGTGACGTGGAGGGGTAAGCAGTCTTTCGAGATTGTCTTACCCTTCCCACCCACACCTGCCTCACGACCACGTGTCACCAAGTGGGGTGCGTACTACGGCAAGACATACAAGGCGTACCGTGAACTCGCGGAACAGGCAATACCGGAGTCACGTCAGCCCGTGCTAACAGGCGCACTCAAGGCCACGATTGAATTCGTGTGTCACAAACCGAAGACAACGAAACGTACAGTACCGTTGGGCGACATCGACAACCACTGCAAGGCAGTACTCGATGCGATCACGGGTAAGAAACCCAACTTCAAGATGTACTGGGTGGACGACGACCAGATCACAGAGCTGTACGCATTGAAACGCTGGCCCTCACCGGGTGAGCAACCACACACAAGGATCAAAGTTGAGACAATATGAACTGGAAGAAGCTGAAGGCAGTGGACTACATCGTGATCCATTGTTCAGCAACGAAGGAAGACCAGAACTTCACAGTCGAGGACATACGGAGGTGGCACAGACAGAAAGGATGGATGGATGTCGGCTACCACTTCGTGATAACTCGGGACGGGGAAGTACAGAAGGGTCGACCTCACGATGTTCCCGGCGCACACGTGCGTGGTTTCAACCACATCAGCCTCGGCATCTGCTTGGTTGGTGGGGTGGAATCTGACGGGAAGACACCCGAGAGTAACTACACTGCCTTTCAATGGAAGGCACTCGAATCATTGGTCAAGGACCTGCGCAACCTATACCCGGACGCTACTGTGCTGGGACACAGGGACATGCCCAATGTAAACAAGGCGTGCCCGTCATTCGATGTTCTGGAATGGTGGAGCAAAGTGGGGGGCCAACCCCAGAACTGATGAAACATTTCTTGAGGAGAGAAACATGAGTAACACAGCAAGACAACTGCAAGCACTGGACCTGTACGCTGAGTACGCAATCCTTCGGGACTACCTGCTCACGCAGACACGGTACGTGACACAGTCCGAGATCACTCACGTGACTGGCCTGTCAGGTGTGAAGACCCGACAGATTTGTAACGCTTACCCGTGCCTCGCTATTGGTACGACCGAGGGTTACAAGCTGGCACGCTACGCCTCGAAGGCAGAGGTACAGCATGCCGCATCAACCCTGATGAACCGCAGCATCAAGATGTTGCAACGTGCGCAAGCACTGTCCGGGTTGCTGGCGCGATGAGGTCGGCGTTCTTGGGTGCTGTATTGGCTAACCCCACGCACCCACTCGTCCCCGCAATCAAGCGGGCCATGAAGCAGAAGCAGAAAGCATACGGTGGATGGACCACCAACGCGAGAGGAGTGTCACGTGGGAAACGCAGTCGCTAAAGAACCTTGCCCTAAGTGCAGGGAGAACGGTGGTGACGACAGCGGGGACAACCTCGCACGTTACGACGACGGAGGAGCGTACTGCTTTGCGTGTGGACACACGGAGCATGCGGAGGGTAGCACATCAGCTGCCCCTCGCAGTGCCCCGTCCAAGGCAAAGAGTCTGGTCGAGTTCGAGATCAGGCCGCTACTCAAACGCAAGATCAACGAGGAGACATGCAAGCATTTCAAGTACGGCATTGGCGAGGTCAAGGGCGTACCAGTACACGTCGCGAACTACTGCGACAGCAACGGTAAGGTCGTAGCGCAGAAGATACGCGATGCGAAGAAGAACTTCATGTTCGCAGGTGAGCCGAAGAAGGCCGAGCTATTCGGTCAGCATCTCTGGCGTGACGGTGGCCGCATGGTTGTCATCACGGAGGGAGAGATCGACGCACTCACAGTGAGCATGTTGCAGAACAACAAGTGGCCTGTGGTCAGCGTGCCCAACGGTGCGCAGGGTGCGGCCAAGAGTGTAGCGAAGGCAAGCGAGTGGTTGGAATCGTTCGACAAGGTGATCTTCATGTTCGACATGGATGAGCCGGGTCGTACAGCTGCGAGCGAGTGTGCTGCCATGCTGTCACCGGGCAAGGCATTCATTGCCAGCCTGCCACTGAAGGATGCGAACGAGTGCATGCTACAGGGCAAGGGCAAGGATGTGATTGATGCCATGTGGAACGCGAAGGCGTACCGCCCGGATGGTGTCATCGACATCAGCGACGTGACTGACAAGGCATGTCAGGACATAGAGGTTGGCAGACCGTGGCCTTGGGCTTCCCTGACTGAGCGTACGTATGGCCGCCGCATCGGTGAACTGTACGGGTTCGGTGGAGGCACAGGCTGCGGTAAGTCGACGGTGTTCAAGCAGATCGCGAAGCACATCATCGAGACAGAGAACCTGCCCGTTGGACTCATCATGCTTGAAGAACCACCGAGCATGACGGCGAAGACGATAGCAGGCATGATGATGGGCAAGCGTGTGCATGTGCCCAACGTGGAGTACGACAGGCAGGAGCTACGAGATACCTTGGAGTCATTGGGTGGACGTGTGTTCTTGTACGATCACTTCGGCTCGATGTCGTTCGATGTCATCAAGCAGAAGATCAGGTACATGGTACGTGCGCTGGGTGTGAAGGACATCTTCCTTGACCACCTGACTGCACTGGCCGCAGCTATCGACACGGATGAACGCAAGGCTATCGACGCAATCATGGCCGAGCTGTCCTCCCTGTGTCAGGAGCTGGAGTGTACCATCTACTACGTGTCGCACCTGACCACACCCGAGGGCAAGGCGCACGAGGAAGGCGGGCGTGTCTTGGAGAAACAGTTCCGAGGCTCACGTTCCATTGCCTACTGGTCGCACTTCCTGTTCGGGATCGAGAGGGACAAGCAAGATGAAGAAGGAGTTACAGTGTTCCGTGTGCTTAAGGACCGTTACACAGGTGACGCAGCGGGGTTGCGGTTTGGACTACGGTACGACACCGCAACGGGGGTGCTTGAAGAATGTCCGATACCTGAGGGCAAGTCTGGCAAAGCACACGGATTCGATGTGGAATTGGATGGAGAGTATTGATGAACGAGACAGTGATTAAGATACTGCAAGACAAGATCGAGGCGAAGCAGAACAGCCTCGCGTACCACCAACAGGAGGCGAAGGACTACCGTGCGTTGGTACGTGCCGAGAACGCGCAGGTCAAACAGCTGAAGCAAGAGATTGCTGACATGCAGGAGGTACTCAACGATGCTGCCGACTGACGCGAAGGCACGTAAAGGCATCCCGATATACTCGGGGTGCATTGCCTACTTCCCCCTCGCACTGGCCGCAGTGGCCAAGCTGTCGAAGAAGGGGAACGACCAACACAATCCCGGCAAGCCCCTTCATTGGGACAGGGCAAAGTCAGGCGATGAACTTGATGCGCTGATGCGTCACGTCATCGACGGGGATTGGGATGCCGTAGCTTGGCGTGCCCTTGCCCACTTGCAGAAGGAACTGGAGAATGCAGACCAAGACGCAGTCGCTAATCGAAGCGACAACTAACATCGGCGTAGGGTTCATCGTATCCGTGGGTGTGTGGCAGATACTTGCTACATACTACGGGTACGACATGCCCTTGTCACGCAACTTGGAGATCACCACGATCTTCACGTTCGTGTCCATAGCACGGAGCTACATGTTCCGACGTTGGTTCAACTGGTTACACCGAGGGAAGTAGCATGAGAGTATTCGACATTGAGTCAGACGGACTCTTGCAGGGACAGACGGATGACGACCAAGTCATCACGAAGTTACACTGCATCAACGGAATAGACCGCCGCACAGGTCGCGAGTTACGCTTCACTGACCACGAGTTCTATCAGGACCTCGATGGTAACTACACGTCCACCCGCACACCACGTGACGGTGACCTGCAAGCAGGCATCGAGTGGCTGCGGGGTGACGAAACTGGTGGGCACAACATCATTGGCTATGACATCCCGGCGATCATGTACCTGTACCCTGACGCTGACCTGAACCCTGTTGGGTTCGACAGTCAGGTACTCGGCAAGTTAGCCGTGCCCAACCTGAAGGACCACGACTTCGCGAACATCCGCAAGGGTAAGTTCGACAAGTCATTCCGTGCCGGGGCGAACACGCTCAAGTCATGGGGCATACGAGTAGGCAAGCACCTGAAGGCCGACTTCGATCCCAAGAACTACGGGCACACTTGGAAGACGATGCCGTTCACGCAGGAGATGGACGAGTACTGCATGGATGACGTGCGTACCAACGTGGACGTGATCGAGTTCCAAGAGAAACGACTGGCTGACTGCCCCATCGCAGTACAGCTGGAGCTTGAGACTGCCGAGATCATCAAGTGGCAGGAGCGGGTAGGCATACGATTCAACACAGAGGCCGCAGAAGAACTGGCTCGCGAGCTGTACTCCAAGCAGCACGAGCTGGAACTCAAGGCCAGAGAGAGCTTCGCGCCCTTCTACAAGAAGGACGGCAAGCGTAAGGTCCCAGCGAAACCTCATCGTCGCTTCAAGGTTGACCAACGCGGTGCTGTCACACGAAAGGTGAAGGGCGCGGAGCAGCGGGGGTGGTGGTGTACGACTGTCGGTGAGCATCAGCCCATCGTCATGGTCGAGTTCAACCCCGGCTCACGTGTGCAGATCGAGAACAGGCTGAGGTGGAAGTACGACTGGGAACCCACTGAGCTGACGAAGGAAGGACGGGCGAAGATCGACGAGGAAACTCTCGGCTCGCTACCATTCCCCGAGACGCAGACCATCTCGGAATACATGACGGTGCAGAAGCGCCTGTCTCAACTGGCCGAGGGATCACAAGCGTGGCTCAAGGCTGTCAAGAAGAACGGGAGGATATATGGCCGTGTGGATCAACTTGGTACGGGGACCGGGCGCATGTCGCACTTCGGTCCTAATCTTGCTCAGGTTCCTAAGTCTGGTAAGCCTTATGGTCACGAGTGTCGCGGTCTGTTTATTGCTGATCCCGACCGTGTCATTGTGGGTTGTGACGCGGATGCTCTCGAACTACGTATCCTCGCCCATTTCCTTGCCCGCTTCGACGGGGGCGCTTACGTACAGACGGTACTCGATGGCAATAAAGAAGATGGGACGGACATGCACTCGCGCAATCGGGACGCTGTCGGCCTACTGCAACGAGACACTGCGAAGACGTGGTTCTATGCGTTCATCTACGGCGCTGCGGACTTCAAGCTGGGGACCGTCGTCATGTCCGAATGGGATGCCGACAAGCTCATCAAGTTCTACAAGGCGTTCCCACCCGGACAGCGCAGGCGTAGCAAGATCGTCGCAATCGGTAAGCGATCCCGCTCACGCCTCATGTCCTCACTACCTGCCTTCAAACGACTTGTCGACACAGTGCATGCTGCCGCCGAACGGGGCTATCTGCATGGACTCGACAAGCGGCAGGTGCCAGTACGGGCGAAGCACTCTGCCCTTAACTTCCTCTGCCAAGGAGCAGGGGCACTCGTGATGAAGAAGGCACTGGTCATCATGTTCCAGAAGTACAGACAGGAGAAGTTGGATGTGCGTCCACTACTTAACGTACATGACGAGGTGCAGCACAGCACCCCAAGGGAGGAAGCAGAAGATGTTGGACGGATTGCAGCACAGGCGATCACCGAGGCAGGAGAATTCTTCGGACTTAGATGTCCACTTGCCGGGGACTATGCGGTCGGACTATCTTGGAACGAAACCCATTAGGTATCAGGGGATCGGCGGGATGCAGACCAAGGACCCGGTCGAGAGACGTGAGTACTACACGTGGAACAACGCGATCAAGCGTCTCTCGTACGGTATCGCAGGGAGCAGGAAGGCATACGATGCGCTCAACAAACAGGACCGCATTGATGTACGGACGGTGGCCAAGCAGCTGCACGAGCTGGGCAAGGACATACCCACGGCTGTCGAAGCAGAGAAGACCAACAAGCAGGGGTTCGTGTACGTCATCACCAACAAGTCGGCGTTCCCCGGATTCGTGAAGATAGGCCGAGCGTTCAACCCGGAGTCACGGCTCAGGGGGTACCAGACAGGGTGCCCCTTCCGTGGCTACAGGCTGGCACATGCGGTGTACTTCCACGACTGTCATCAGGCAGAGCTTGAGATACACGCAAGGCTTGACCGCTTGCGCATGCGAGGCGAGTGGTTCAAGGTCACGAGTGACGAAGCAAGTCACGAAATCAACCAACTAAGAGAGGTCCTATAATGTGGGCGAAAATCATAGCAACACTCACGGGTCAGACCGTCGAGGCTGTGCTGAACTATCAGACAGCGAAGCGTACCCTGAAAGCGAACATCGAACTGGAACGACTCAAGGGCAAGGCAGAGTACGAGAGGGCCAAGAGCCAGCGGGCCAGCGAGAGCGAGGGGTACGACCACCAGTGGGAGATGGAGAGCCTCAAGAACTCGGGATGGAAAGACGAGTGGGTGCTGGTTGTATTGTCTATCCCAATGGTTCTGTCCTTTATTCCGGTCACTGTCGAATACGTGAACCGGGGATTTGCTGTGCTGGAGTCAACCCCAGTATGGTACCGTGTCGTAGTTGCGAGTGTCTATCTCGCCACTTTCGGCCTGAGACTATGGCGACGTGACGTGAGCAAGGGCACCAACCTGATCGAGCAGATCAAATGAAGACGTGGCTATGCGATGACCGGAACGACAACTCCGTGTTCATCAGGGCAGCCAGCTGGGACGAGGCACAGGACATGTGCTTCGGTTCCGGCCTGCGTCTGGTTGGCGAACACGTACCCCTAACCGAGGAGCAGGCACGCGCCCCGCTCTGGCTTACCGAAGGAGAGACATTGCAATGAGTAAGACAATCCTACTTGACGCTGACATCGTGGCGTACAAGGTAGCGTGCATCAACCAGAAGGACTACGACTTCGGGGACACTGGCAGTGCCCGTGTGCTTGAGCATGACAAGTGCCTTGCGCAGACCGAGGAGTTGATCGCGGAGTACTGCGAGAGGACTGGCGCTTCACGTGCCGTGGTCTGCCTGTCTGACCCGAAGAACAACTTCAGGAAGGAACTGGATGCCACCTACAAGGCCAACCGCAAGGGTGTGGAGAAACCCGAGATGCTACAGTGGGTGAAGGACTACCTCGCTCACGAGTATCCCACCTTCATCCGGCCATTTCTGGAAGCTGACGACTGCATGGGCATACTGGCCCTGCGCCCGAGACTCTTGGGTAGTCGATATGCTGGCGACGAGGTCATCATGGTGTCCGAGGACAAGGACATGCGGACGGTACCGGGCAAGCTGTACAACCCCAACCAGTACCAGCTTGGAGTCATCGACATCAGCGTCGAGGATGCCAACAGGTTCCACATGTACCAGACTATCTGCGGCGACCCGACTGACGGGTACCCCGGAGTCAAGGGAGTCGGCCCCAAGTCTGACTTCGTGACCTACCTCATGGAGGACGCAGAGCCTGATGAGTTCTGGGATGTCGTACTCGAAGCCTATGCCTCGAAGGGGCAGAACGAGGACGACGCTATCCTTCAGGCACGGCTGGCTCACATCCTCTGGGATACCAGCTACAACTTCAAGACAAAGGGCATTCGCCTTTGGCAGCCGTACTGGCTGTAACGAACAAGTAGGCAGTCGGATAACAGGGAGGCAGGCACTCCGGGTACCACGCTCGGACAGTGCCTCCCGGCCTACATGTGCCTCACCCACCCCACGTCGATGCGTGGCTCTGGGTGGGGCTTTTTTTCGCACGTAAGTCATTGATTTAGAGGGGGGGCCACCCCCAGAAGGCACGCCCCCTCTAACTGTAACCCCCCGGAGAACGCGAATGCGTGCAATACCCACAGATTCCGAGAGTTTACTTGCCCAGCTGGAAGAACAATACCCCCCTCGTTGCCGTCGTCCTGATGAATCAGAGCGCGATCACGAGAGGTACGCTGGAAAGGTTGACCTCATCACCGAGATACGCTCCCGACTGGACCGTATGCCATCCACCACATATTAGGAGATGCTCATGTGCAAAGCACCTAAGCCTCCGAAACCGAAAGACCCCAAGAAACCTCAGTTCCTGCGTAACAGGTACCTCGATGAGTTCATTGGTGGTCGTGGTGTAGACTCAATACGCACAGGACGTTCGTCACTGCGCATCCCAATGGGCGAAGCTGCCACAGGTGGCCGACAGATTGGCGAGAGCCTCGTCGACAACTCCCCATCCCCAGTTCCCCGTCCGAATCCTACCGGACCACGTCGACCCAGACGCAGGGACAACACACACGAACGATAAGGACACATCATGGCTACTGCGAAGGAACGGTTCACTACCCTGAACTCGAAGCGTGACCAAGTACTACAGCGTGGTCGTGATTGTGCGGACATCACCATCCCGGCACTCATGCCGCCCGAAGGTGCTGACGAGAACACGTCCCTGTCCACCCCATATCAGAGCCTCGGCTCACGTGGCGTGAACAACCTCACGTCCAAGCTCAGGCTCGCCCTGTTCCCACCCGGCAACCCGTTCTTCCGCTTCCAGATTGAGCCGGAGACACTGGCGTTGATCGGCGGTGAGGACCCAGAGGCTGCCGAAGCTATCGAAGCTGCCATGCAGCAGCTTGAGAACGACGCACTGCGCCTGCTTGAAGGTGGCACCGACTCGGTGATCCTTCATTCGGCCATCAAACAACTCGTGGTGACAGGCAACGTCCTGCTCCACATGCCTAAGAGCGAGGAGTCTCGCATCTTCAGGCTACAGAACTACGTTGTGGTACGTGACGCATCAGGCAACTGGTACGAGATCGTAACACAAGAGAAAGTCTCTAAGTACACACTGCCCGACGACGCAAAGGGATTGCTCGTTGAAGCAGAGAACGATGGCGACGAGGATGTCACCATATACACACACGTCCGCAAGGAAGGCAACAAGGCTGTGTGGTACCAAGAGATAGACGAGAAGGAAATCCCCGGCTCTCAGGGCCGTACGTCCTACGACAACTCCCCGTTCATCCCGCTCAGGTGGGCTGCGTTGGAGAACGAGAACTATGGTCGTGGTCACTGCGAGGAATACCTCGGTGATCTGCGCTCACTCGAAGACCTGTCGAAGGACCTCGTGTCTTTCTCAGCTGCTGCCGCCAAGGTTATCTTCCTTGACCGCCCCAACTCCACGACTGACCTCGAAGCACTGCAAGATGCAGAGTCGGGTGAGTTTGTTGAGGGCAACATCGAAGACATCGGCGTACTCCAGCTGAATAAGTTCCACGATTTCCAAGTCGCCAAAGCACAGATCGACGATCTGTCACTCAGACTGTCCCACGCATTCCTGCTGACCACGGGCACCGTCCGTAACGCGGAACGTGTGACCGCCGAAGAAATTCGGATGCAGGCACAGGAACTCGAAGACGTACTGGGTGGTGTCTACACCGTCCTTGCCGCTGAACTACAACACAAGGTGGTTCGCAGGCTCATCGAGCGCCTGAAATCCCAAGGACGGTTCCCTACTCTGCCGTCAGGTGCAGTGAACCCGGTCATCGTGACTGGATTCGAGGCACTCGGACGTGGCCACGAGCTGAACAAACTCCGTCAGTACTTTGCTGATGGTGTTGGTATGTTCGGTGAAGCATTCATGGCTGAGTTTGACCCAGCAGCAGTAGCAGACAGATTGTCAACACATCACAACGTCGACGTTCAAGCACTTCGCAAGACCGACGAAATGAAAGAGGCCGAAACCCAGCAGCAGCAGACAGCTATGGTAGCTGACAAAGCGGTTGGACCCGTAGCCGGAGCAATGGCTAAGGGCATGGTCGAATAACACAACGAGGAGAGTAAAATGTCAGAAGGCACCAAACGCGAGTACCGCATCTCATCTGAAGATGCCGCTCGCCCGAAAGCGGACCTCAATTCTGAGCCGCACTACTTTGCACAGGGCCTCAAGCCCAAGGCACGGCACGCAGTAGGCACCACGTACGTCGACAACAAGGACGGATCGTGTACCAAGAACGTCGAGTACAATGACGGCGTTGTCGTCAGCATTTCAGTCCACCCGGAGAACCCGGATTGTGTGGCTGCGCTGGCGGCCCAAGCTACGGCCAAGACCCGTACCCCAACGAAGCCGAAAAGCTCGAAGGAGTAACCCATGACTGATGCAATCATCCCTAACGGTGGTGGTGTCCCGTCTGACGGTTCGCCTGAAGGCCACAATGAGGCAATGCTGAAGATGTCGGAACCTGAAGGCGCGGCTCCCGCTGCGGAACCTGAAGGCGACGTACCAGCACGGCCCGATAATGTTCCAGAAAAATTCTGGGACGCTACAAAAGGTACAGTCAACACCGAGGCACTGCTCAAGGCACAGGCTGACGCTGAAGCTGCACTCCGACGCGCACAGAATGGCGAACCGGAAGATAAACCAGAAGGTGAACCGGAAGCTGCACCTGAAGCACAGGTCAATGTCGTCGAGAATGCGTCCGCTGAGTTTGCCGAGAAGGGTGAACTGTCGGATGGCACGTTCGAGGCGCTTGAGAAGGTCGGCCTATCCCGTGACATGGTCAATGAGTACATTGCTGGCCAGACTGCAATCATCACGCAGCTGGACAACGCAGCGTTCGAGCCGTTCAACGGTGAGGACGGGTACAAAGAGGCTATCAACTGGGCAGCTGACAACCTGACCGACGAGGAGAAGCAGGCACTGAACGTGCAGCTCACCTCGAATCAGGCTGGCATCGTATCCCAAGGTGCAAAAGCACTGGCAAAAATCTACGCCGAGAACATCGACGTGGAACCAAGCACGATTCGCGGCAACTCCAACGGAGCAACCGCAGGTGGTGTCTACAATTCGTCACGTGAAATGATGAAGGACATGGCATCATCCAAGTACAAGACCGACTCGGCGTTTCGCCGGGAAGTGCAGGAGAAATTGGCACGGTCTAACATATAAGTCCCTCCGTCCGTGTGTCCTCTCCTCCACACAGACACAAAGTCCTGTCCCTGCAATGGGGGCAGGCACCTCATTCCACCGCAGGTTGGCCAACGTGCGGTATAACTCCCCGTTTCAAGCTACGTCGAAGACTCCGGTGCTGTCGGACAATCTGCGTATTGTTAGCCATGAAGCGATTCACCCTCCCTTTAACCCCCCATCCAAGGAATTCTCCTAATGGCTAACGCAACACCTTCACGTCTTGGTCAAGTCCAAGGCGCAGGCGACACTCGCGCCATGTTTGAGAAGGTCTTCGCAGGTGAGGTTCTGACCGCGTTCGAGACGAACACGATTCTGAAACCTTTGACCGAGCATAAGACCATCGCAAGCGGCAAGTCTGCCTCCTTCCCGGCTATCTACAAAGCATCTGCTGCCTACCACACGGCAGGCACCGAGCTTACGGGTACCGCCATCCAGCACAACGAAGTCACCATCTCGGTTGACGACCAGTTGATCGCTGATACCTTCATCGCCAACATTGATGAAGCTATGAACCACTACGACGTACGCTCGCCGTACAGCTCTGAGCTTGGCCTCGCCCTCGCTCTGTTCTACGACAAGAACGTCGCTCGTAACATCGCCCGTGCTGCACGCGGCAACGCCCTGTTCTCTGCCGATACTGGTGGAACGCAGATCACTGATGCTGACTCTAACACGTCCGCTACTTCGCTGGCTGGTTCCATCTGGACCGCGAAGCAGACGATGGAAGAAGCTGATGTACCTGTCGAAGCTGTACCTGTTCAGGCTGTTGTTAAGCCCGCACAGTGGTACCTGCTTGCTCAGGAAAGCACGCTCGTTCTGAACCGTGACGTTGACGGCGACGGATCGTACTCGAAGGGTTCCTTCAGCATGATCGGTGGCGTAAACGTATCGCGTTCTAACGCTCTCCCGTTCGTCGACAGCTCTGCTGACCAGACGATCCCGTCCGCGTACCGCCTGAACATGTCGACCACGACTGGTCTGGTATTCGTCAGCCGCGCCGCCGCAACTGTACAGTTGATTGGCATGGCGACTGAAGAAATCTATGACGGTCGCCGTCAGGGCACGTTGATGCTTGGCAAGATGGCCGTAGGTCATGGCCCGCTCATCAACAAGGCTGCGGTAGAAATCATCACGGCGTAAGCTGGGTGATAACCCTTTCGGTTCCCCCTTCGGGGGGAATCTTCACTTCTTTATGGAGCTATTATCATGGCACTTCCAGTTGATACTGCTGTTGAAACAGCAATCGCTACCGTAGAGCAAGCACTTGTCGATGACCTGACGGTCGTCGGCGCTCGTGAAGCTATTGGTGAGTGGAGGCGTGTCCTTCAGTTCATCGAGTCGCTTGGCGGCGCGGGTTACACTGCACTGACGCAGCGTGACTACGCATCTGATGACTTGTTCTCAGCCTAAACTATCCCCGGAGCAGACCGCAATGTCTGCTCCATTTTTTCATAGGACACTGATATGACTACCCCAACAGTAGCACAAACGAAGCTCGATGCGGTCAACCTGATGCTCGCTTCGATTGGTCAGTCTCCCGTCAACACGCTCTCCGGCACCCTGCCTAAAGATGTCAACAAGGCTGTTGTTGCCTTGGACAGTGCGTTGCGTGAGGTGCTGACACAGGGTTGGAGCTTCAACTCTGACCGAGAATACGAGATGACCCCGGACGGCACAGGCCGGATCGCGGTACCCTCGAACGCAGTACAGATAGACCCGTCATACGGGCAGGACTTCGTGCCACGGTACGACAGCAACGCCCCGGCAGGTATGTTCCTGTACGACAGGGAGAAGCAGAGCTTCAATGAGATCACAGGCGACGTGAAGGTCGACATCGTGTGGCTCTACGAGTTCGAGCAGATTCCCCAGCACGCACGCCAGTACGTTGCCACGAAGGCAGCCCGGAAGTTCCAGTCCGGTATCATGGCATCAGCTGTGCTACACCAATTCACCCGCGACGATGAGTCGGAGGCGTACTCTACCTTCAGGCGCACGGAGTCACGACAGAAGCGTTACAATCTGAACGCTAACTCTATCGCCCTTCATCGGCATCGCAATCCTACCCGGAGATAATCATGGCTGACGCTCTCGTCTCGCGGCACATACCCGCGCTTTACAATGGGGTATCCCAACAGAACCCCACCTTGCGCCAACCGTCGCAGGCCGAAGCTCAAGTCAACATGTATGGTACCGTTCAGGATGGGCTGCGTAAGCGTCCACCTTCTCAGCACCTTGCGCAGGTGACGACCGCCGACTGGAGTACGGCGCACGTGCATACCATCAACCGCGACACGTCGGAACGGTACCTCGTGGTTGTCACAGACGGGGACCTCAAGGTCTTCGATGCTGACACTGGTGCCGAGAAGACGGTTGCCTTCCCTACGGGCAAGGGCTACCTGTCAATCGTCGGTGGTGGCAACGCTGAGGACTCCTTCGCGTTGGACTCTATCGCTGACTACTCGTTCATCACGAACAAGACGGTCGTCTGTGCAACCAAGACATCTCCGACCACAACCCCCACATTCTACAACAACTGGTACCAACCGGACACTTGGGGTCCGCGTCGAGCTGACCGTTACTACAACCCCAATGGGGCTGGTGCGCTCACTGGCACGGTCAACACATGGTCCGACCTACCGCACCCTGAAGATGCCGCACCGCCCAGCAATGGCGACCTGTACAAGGTTGTCGGCTACGACGAGGACAACTTCGGTGGCTACTACGTGCGCCGCTCAGGTGGCGTATGGGTCGAGACTTATGGTCCCGGTGCCAACCTGTCCTACGACGAGGACACCCTGCCGCACGCACTCGTACGCGAGAGTGACGGCACGTTCACCTTCACACCATTCAGCTACACGGCACGGCAATTTGGTGACGCGAACACAAACCCCCCGGCGACCTTCGACGGACGCACCATCAACGGTGTGTTCTACTGGAAGAACCGTCTGGGATTCATCACCGACGAGAACGTGGTACTCAGCACAGCTGGTGACTACGGTAACTTCTGGCGTAACACCATGACCACACTGCTTGACAGTGACATCGTGGACGTTGCCCTCGCGACCAACAAGGTTTCGATCCTGAAGTTTGCCATCCCGTTCAACGATACGATGATGCTGTTTGCGGACCAGAGCCAGTTCTCACTGAGCGTGCGTGACGTGCTTACACCCGTGTCTGTCTCCATTGATGAGGCTACCGGGTTCGAGATGGACGACACCGTCGCACCCGTACGAGTAGGCAGTGAGGTTTACTTTGTCTCGAAGGCTGGCTCTTGGTCCCGTATTCGCGAGTACTTCGTGAACGATCAGACTATGGCTACCGACGCGGCAGACATCACGGCTCACGTCCCCCGCTACGTCCCCAACCAGATCATCAGCTTGGCTGGATCAGATGTTGAGGACGCACTGTTCTGCGTATCGCAGGCTACCGGGTACAAGAACCGCATCTATGTGTACAAGGTGTTCTGGTCTGGCGATCAGAAGGCTCAGTCGGCATGGAGCTACTGGGAACTTGACGCATCGGATGTGCTGCTCTCGGTCGACGTGATCGAGGACGAAGTATTTGCTTTGATTAAACGAAGTGACGCTACGTACCTTGAGAAGTTCGACCTCGATGTCAACGCTGAGACTCTCGCCCTTGGGTGGGACATTCTGCTGGACCGTCGTTATGAGGTACAGCCGGGTGACATGTCGTACTCGGTAGGTCTGAACGAGACAACGATCACACTGCCGTACGATCTTTCGGCTAACGTGCAGGGCAACTGGAAGGTTATCCTGACAGCTGGCACAGGTGATGTCGGTAAGCTGGTCGACCAGTCGGACTATACGTTCGAGGTCGTGGCTGGCAACAACGAGATCAGCGTGCCGGGTGACATCACAGGTGGCGCTCCCGTGGTGGGAGTAAACTACGAAGGCTACTACCAGTTGTCCGAGCAGTTCGTGTACACGTCCAGTGACGAAGCAGACACAACCGGAAGGTTGAACTTGCGGACACTGACCGTGAACTACAAGGACTCAGGGTTCTTCCAAGTCGAGGTCTACCCATACGGGACAGACTTCACGGCTGACGTGGAGGACGTTGTTCCTGCTGCACTGGACGCATTCACTGGTCGTACGTTGGGCGAGGCACAGCTCGTATTGGGCGAAGCTGAGTTCGACACTGGTGTCTACCAGACGTACATCGACGGCAACAGTAGGGACGTTGTTATTGCACTTAAGAACCCGTCTCACCTTCAGTCGAAGTTCACCTCGGCAGAGTGGGAAGGGAAGTTCACAAAGAGAACGAGGAGTATTTAAGATGGAGAGATTCGAGATCAGGCCAGCATCACGGGTACACGCTACCCAGTTGGCACCTCGACTTCGTCCTTGTGACATCATGGAAATCCACAGGGCTTCGGGCCAAGAACCGCTCGAAGCTCTGTTGGAATCCCTGCGTGTCTCGGACGACGACATGTGCTGGACGGCACTGTGGCAGGGACACCCTGTTGCAATGTTCGGCGCGAACGAACTGAACCCGGACGAACCGGGCGTAGCAGGCGGCATCTGGTTACTGGCCAGTGCTGGCATCTACGAAAACAAACTCGACTTCATGCGGTGCTGCAAGAAATACCTTGCTGTCATGCACGAGAGGTACGAGTTCCTCACAAACTTTATTGATAAGGACAACATTCCCACCCAGATGTGGCTACCTCGTCTCGGCTTTAAGCCCTGCCTTGAGGTTGCTGAGTTCGGGTATGGGAAGACCCCCTTCATTCAATACCTATCCAAAAGGAATTAGCCCATGTGCGCTCCTCTACTCGCCGCCCTTCCCGCCTTTCTTGGCGGTACTGGTGCTGCCGCAGCTGGTGGTGCCGCAGCCGCAGGAACTGTAGCTGCCGCTGGCACGACTGCCGCTGTCACCACAGGTATCACAGCGACTCAGGTGATGACTGCCCTGTCGTTGGTTGGTGCCGCAGCTTCGGTGTACGGCCAGTCACAGACAGCCAAGGCTCAGGCCGAAGCTATCGGAGTACAGGCGAACAACGAGCGCAATGAAGCTAACGCCGCAGCCGAAGAAGAAATCGGTGAGCGCATCAAGGAGTCTCGCGAGAGACGTGCCCGTGCCCGCGTAGCAGCTGGTGAATCTGGTGCCCTTGGTGCCTCGTTCGCAGCATCCATCAACCAGTCCATTCAGGATCAGGGCATGGACGCAGCACTCGTAGCCAAGCAGGCTGCGTTCGCACAGCGTGGTATCGACGACCGAGCTAACACTGCACTCGCAGGCATACGCTCACCGTCTGCCCTCGAAGCTGGCTTGCAGATCGCATCTGCTGGTGTCGAAGGATACCGGGCTGGTAAGGGTATCGACAAGCTCAGGACGGCAGAGACAAAGCGGATACCCCGTGACAACTCCATCCCCATAGGCTCGTCTACCACAGGCACGCTCCCCCAATACGGAACCGCTAACGCATAAGGAACCATCATGGCTCGCGATTCAAGACAACGCAGTACCCGCAAGGACCAGCCCCTCAATGCTGGCCAGCGTCCGGTACAACTACGTGAGAGCCGTAGGTTCCTGACCTCACAGGGCAACGATCAGGCCACACGCCAAGCTCGTGCCCTTCAGCAGGCGTTCGGCGTAGGTGCCGACCTCACGACTGAGATACTCAATCAGCGCAACGAGAAGGGCCGCTCAACGGCTGCCTTCGAGTCAGCTGCTGGTATGTCCCGTGACGCGGAGACTACCAACAAGGGCTACGCTGAGATGTGGGACGAGATCGAAGCCAAGAATGACCTCGCCCTGTTCGCCAAGGAGTTGCCTGAAGTTCTACGTGGCGCTGACTGGGAGAACCTTGGAGAGGATGAAGCTCAGGCTGTGATCGACGGTTACTACTCGGCACAGCTCAAGGGCATCAACCCTCAGTCTGTCTACGGACAGCAGGTATCCGAAGGTATCTTCGCACAGAACGCACAGCTGCTCGACACGCACCGTAACTTCCAGTTGGAACGTGTACGGCAAGAGCAGAGGGTGATGATCTACAACGAAGCCAAGAACGGCTTAGAGATTGACGGTGTGGTCGACTACGAGAAGATCGGTAAGCGTACCGGACTCGCGTTCGACGGTGCCGAGAAGGTCACGACCTACTGGGAGATGATCTTTGACCTCGCGATTGATGCGGGTGATGAGACGATCATCTCGAACGCACCCGAGCGGTTCCCTTCCGGCGACCCGACAGGTATCTCTGATCCCAACATGGCAGAGGACATCAACACTGCCATCTCCAAGGCACGTGCCGTCCGTGAAGGACGCGAGGCTGGCGTTGCTGCTGCCGCTAAGGCACAGCGAGAGGAACTGCGGAAGAACGGCAGGGCACACCTGACCGTCCAGCTACTCTCCGGCATCGACCCGACAGCCGACACGGTTGACCTCCTGCGCAACGGCATCATCCAAGCAGAGGATGCGACTGCCGCTGTCTCTGCGTGGCGTACAAGCCGCGACGATGCAGCACAGCATGGGTTCGACGCTCCCCGTGTCAACCAGCTCCAGACGCAGATCGCACTCAACCCCAGTCACCCTATGGTGTCCCCGCTGAACCTTCAGCAGGAGTGGGCCAAGGGCGCGTTCGGTCCTCCGCATTCCCCAGAAGCTAAGACGGCATACCGTCAGATGCTTGCTGACTTGGAAGGCTCGCAGGATCGCAAGCAACGGCTGGCCGCTGATCCACGCAAGAAGACGTGGGTCAACAGGTTCGATGAATCGTTCCCTGTCCCGTCCAACCAGTTCGGCTTCCCGGCTCCCGGCCCGCTGACTGAGCTACGCGCTGAGTACTCGGCCATGTTCGAGCTTGCCATACTGGAAGCAGGACCTGCCGACTACGCGAACGTCTACACCCAGTACGCCGAGATGTACAAGAAGGCTGAGGGTCTGACCAACGCGCAGGTGCAGTCACGCACGCCACAGGCTGTGTTCCGCAACGTACTGAACGGTGCCTTTACGCCCGAGCAGGGTGCGGCTCACATGCGCCAGACTGGCATGACGGTGGAGCAGCTCATCAGCGCCAAGGCTGGCGGTGAACTTAAAGCTGAACCCGGCACACCAGAGTTTGAACAATACAGATTGCTGCTTGAGCAATTCGCTAATTAACCCGAGGAATAGACATGTCTGATCCACTCACGAGAGAACACGAGGCCGCCGAGGAAAGCATCCTTGAGCTGGAGCAACGTGCTATCGAGAAGCAGGCAGAGACAAGACGCAACGCACAAGATGAAATCTCCGTGATGGACCTTGAAGCGAAGCTCATGGATCAGACACCTCCTCCTCCCGACCTCGACCTTGAGGATGACGGGTGGGTCAACAACACGTGGGAAGTCACAGGCTCTGCCGTCGAACAGGCAGCCGAGCAGGTACTCCGTACAGCTGGCGACCTCACGTCGTTCGCTGAAGACTGGGGTGGTAAGATCGTCCTTGCTGATGATGACTTCATCAACGAAGAAGGCGAGACATCCGGCATCCCCATCCCGTTCACGACCAAGCGTCTGGACTGGATGAACAACGAGACATTCCAAGCTAAGGCAATTCAGTACGAGATCGCAACGGGCAAGCACCCGATGAACCTCTCGAACATTGACTTCCCTGACGTGGATCGTCCCGACTCGGCTATGGGTCAGATGACCTCCGGGTTCATGCAGTGGGCCGTTGTGTTCGCCGCTACCCGCAAGGCTGGCATGGGCAACATCTCCGGCGCTATCGTGGCTGACTTCGCTGCGTTCGATCCTCACGAGGCACGGCTGGCTGATCTGGCCCGCACGTGGGGCGAAGGCAACCCTGTCTTTGATAACGCATTCACGGAGTACATGTCCGCTGACCCGACCGACCCGGCACTCGAAGGTCGACTCAAGAACGCACTCGAAGGTGTCCTCATAGGTGGGGCCATCGAAGGTGCTGTCCGCTCCTTCAGGTGGCTGAGAAGCTACCGGGCGGCCAAGGCTGTCAGTGCTGAACGCAACCTTCAGGACGCGAAGGTACTCGAACCAGAGGCCGCACCCGTACCTGATTCAGGTGTGGATGAGACAGGCCGCGTTGTCGCCACTACGGTTGACGATGGATTCGAGACTACCGTGGCCAATCAGGCCAAGCTGGTCGACGACCTGACGAAGAACCTCGACGAGCGCAGGGCATCCGGTGCCGCTACGAAGACAGCTGAGAAGAAGCTGGGCGTAGAGACACGCCGCCTCGCCAAGCAACAGGCTGAACTGGAAGCTCGTGCTGCCAAGAAAGCTGAGGCTGACGCGGCTGCCAAGAAGACTGAGGTGGAAGACCAAGCTCGCGCTACCATCGAAGGCGAGAAGGTTGCCGAGACATTCCATGACGTTGCCCTCCGGCAGCTCAAGGCATCCCTCAACGCTGACCCTGCCAAGCTACGTGCAGTTCGTAACGCACTGGAGTCTGGCGACACACAGGGCGCTCAGGAGCTACTCGACTTCAACCACACCACCGTCGATTGGGAAGGACTTGCCAAGCAGGTAGGTGAAGGTGAATCGGTAGACGAATTCGTGAAGATCATCAACTCGTTCTCGACAGTGTTCGAGCAGGAGATGAAGGACGCGAAGGGCTACCAGTCAGTAGCTGAGACTCTGGCACGTTCCGTTGGCACCACAGCTGACGACGTGCTGAAGCTGGGCCGTGACGTGAAGGGTGGTAAAGGACTGGCCGCACGTATGGCTGGTGCTGACACGATCCTCTATCAGTCGGTACAGGAACTCCGTCGACTGGCGGCGATTGCCAAGCACGGTTCTGAGAAGGAAATGATGGCATTGTTCCGTCAGATGGACCTGCACAGCACACTCCAAGCAACGATCCGTGGCTCGAAGGCAGAGATTGCCCGCGCTCTCCGGCAGATGCAACGAGTGTCCACAGCTCACATCGACGACTTCAAAGAGTTTGACGACCTGATGCGTGACGCTACCGGACTCGGCGGCGACCAACGTAGGCACCTTGCACAGAAGATTGCCGACCTCAAGGACATGAACAAGATCAACCAGCTCACCCGTAAGACACGCTGGCAACGCGCACGTGACGTGTGGGTTGAGGTCTACATCAATGGCTTGCTGTCTGGTATCTCAACGCTGATGCTGAACAACGCATCGAACACCCTGAAGCTCATCGAAGGTATCACCGAGCGTTACTTCGCCGCAGGACTGGGCGCTGTACGCAACGCTGGCCGACGCGCCCTCCGCAAGGAGTCTCTGGACCGCATCACATTCCGTGAGGCGAATGCGTACCTCTACGGCACCATGCAGGGACTTGACGCAGCACTCAGAATCCCGTTCGGGAAGCTGCTCAAAGGTGACTTCAAGGGCATCGAAGCAGAAGACTGGGGCGCTACGTTCCGGGCTTTCGTGGATGAGAAACCAGTACTCGATACGCGCATGCGTGTGGATGCTGATACTCGCAAAGCTATATCAATGACAGACGATTCTACCCGGTCTATCGCTGACGCTGTCCGTACTCTGGACGCTTCTGGTGTGGACCTAAATGCCAAGGCTATCAACAGCTTGGGCAAACTTATTAGAATCCCCGGCAGGCTTATCCTCACATCGGATGAGTTCTTCAAGCAGATCACATACAACCAGCACCTCGCTTCCCGTGCCTACAAGGACGGTGATGCTATCGCCACGTCCCTCGGTAAGAAGGGCAAGAAGCGTGAAGCAATCATCGAGCGCACTCACAGGAACTACCGTGAGTTCCCGCCCGAGGACGTGAGGTTCGAGGCTATGGACCATGCCCGGTACCAGACGTTCCAGTCTGACCTGCCTAACGGTATTGCCCGCGACTTCGAGACGTTCATCAATCGTCATCCCATGATGAAGTTCGTCATTCCGTTCTATCGCACACCCGTGAACATCATCAAGCAGACGGTGTTCGAGCGTACCCCGTTGCCTTTCCTCAAGGCTCACAAGAGTGAGATTCTCCAACGGATCGCCAAGGGTGGACCTCAAGGTGACATCGCGTTAGCTCGCATGGCAACAGGCACAGCCTTCTTGGGTTGGTCTGCCAACATGGCACTGAGCGGAAAGATCACTGGTGGTGGCCTGTCTACTACCAACCTGCCCAACTCCGAAGCAATAGACGACATACCTCCGTACTCCTATCAGGGATCGGACGGTAGGTGGTACCAGTACAACAGGCTCGAACCTATGGGCATGCTGCTGGGACTTGGCGCTGACTTGGCGCTTGCCGCTGAGTGGTGGGAAGGTGACGACGACGCTGACTTCTGGGAAGCTGCCTCTCTGGCGGCGACTGTTGTCACGACCAACGTCACTGACAAGACGTGGTTCAAAGGTGTAGCTGATCTGGTTGGCATGATCGAAGACCCGAAACGCTATGGCCCACGATACCTGAATCGTCAGACCGCAACAATGATAACCCCGTTCAGCGCACTGCTGAGACGGATCAACACCGACCACGACGATCTCGCAAGAGAAGCGTGGACATGGATGGACAACTGGAAGGCATCGGTACCCGGATTCTCGGACGACCTGCCTGTACGATACGACATGCTCGGCCAACCCAAATACAAACGGGACTACCTTGGGCCAGCATGGGCATCGCCAGTGGCAGCTGGTGTGGAACGAGATGACCCCGTTTACAAGGAGGTTGCTCGTCTTGCATTCGACTACCGTCCTCCTTCAAAGGACCTCTTTGGTGTCGGAGAGAACGTCGACAATGTCACGTACTCTGATGTCATGGGCCGGAAAGGCACCGTCCTCATCAACGGATCAACCCTGCATGAGCAGCTCGAAACTTCTATGAACTCCGGTTTGTACCTCGACATGCTCTCTGATACAGGCAAGGCCGACATGGTGAAGGGCATCATCTCAAGCTACCTCCGGGCGGCCAAGATGGAATACCTGACCGACAACCCTGACTACTTCGACAACGTGAAGCAGCAGAAAGAAGCAGCTGCACGGCTGGTCCTGCAACCCTAACAGGTGCCCCTTCGGGGGCATCTCCCTTTTCCTAATGGAGACGTAAATGTCATTCGCATCGAAAGTACTGTACGAAGGTGATGGTGTCACCAAGTCGTATAACGTCCCCATGCCGTACATCTCAAGGGATCACGTCAACGTGTACCTTGATGAGGTGCTGCAACTCGCAACGATGCACTACACGTGGACGAACAGTTCAACTGTCAAGTTCGTCAATGCACCCGGCGACGGCAGTGCCATCCGTATTCAACGGTGGACCTCCCCGACCTCCACACTGGTAGACTTTGTCGATGGATCAACGCTACGTGCGAATGATCTCGACACGGCATACCTCCACACATACTACCTGTCCCAAGAGTACTCTGACAGCTTCAACGAAGTTATCAATGAGGCACTGCTCGGGATCGGCACAGCTAACGGCATCGTAGAAGTTGAGAGTACCGCCATCATCACAGAGCTGGTTGCTCGCATGATTGATAGCGCGGCTGCCTCGACACTGCAAGCCCGCATCGCTGACATCGACCTGAACGCAGAAGCTATCGTCACCCTCGGTGAATCCCTACAGGTCCAGCTCAACACGCTGGCTCAGGGTGTAGCTGCTGCTGTCTACATTCAGGCAACAGAACCTGTGCCCGGTGTCGGTGGTATCCCTAACCCGATACCTGAAGGCGCACGTTGGTACGACAGCGACGACAACAACGCTGCGTACATCTACACGGCTGGCGTGTGGGTCGACATCAACGATCCCCGCATCGGCAACAACGCGGCTGCCATCTCGGTACTGCAAGTTGACACTGCGGATAACGCAGCTGCAATCGTGGCTGAATCTCTTGTCCGCTCTAACGCTGACTCGGCAACTGCCTCGACGCTCGCCCTCATCGGCGCGGAGAATGCTGGCGGCACTGCCTTCATCATCGACCTGACGACTGCCTATGTCGGACCAACTGAGTCACTGGGTTCACGCTTCACCACTCTGTCTGCGGCTACGGCTGCGGCACAGGCTGACGCTGACACCAACGCGGCTGACATCATCACAGAGCAGACAGCACGCACCAACGCTGACTCGGCTATAGCGTCTGACGTTACGGCCCTTGACGTTCGCGTCACGAGTGCTGAAGGTGACATCGTCGCCAACGCAGCGGCTCTCTCCACGCTACAGACGGACGTGTCTACCAATGCTGGTAACATCAGTTCCAACGCATCGTCCATCACGACGTTGCAGACTGACGTGGACCTGCGCTCGCGTACGTACATGCAGGCTCTCGCCCCTACGGTTGACCTGAATGCTGGCGATCTGTGGATCGACTCGGACGACAACAAGCTCTACCGCTACAACGGTACGGTATGGGTAGAGGCTCAGGATGCTGCCATTGCTGGCAATGCTGCTGCCCTCTCGTCTCTGACGACGACGGTCAATACCAACGCAGGCAACATCACGGCCAACGCATCGGACATCTCTACGGTCCAGACGGACATCACCACGCTACAGGGTGACGTGACGACAGCTCAGGCTGACATCGTTACGAACGCCAACAGCATCGTGACGACTGACGGCAACGTAGCGTCCAACGCATCGGCCATCACAGGCGTACAGGCTACGCTGTCTAACCGGAATCGCATCTTCCATCAGGGCACCGTCCCGACTGCTGACAACGCAGGCGACCTCTGGATCGACACGAGTGACAACAACAACCTGCACATCTGGACGGGTACCTTATGGTCCCCCACAGATAACGCGGCTATGGCTGCCAACGCATCGGCAATCTCGACGCTTGACAGTACGGTCACATCGCAGGGTGGACTCATCACCGCCAACGCATCGGCTATCACGAACGTCGAAGCAAGTGTGGTCACAGTAGATGGCAGGGTTGACGCTTCCAACATCAACATAACTGCCAACGCATCGGCTATCACCAACGCAGAGACAGGCATCTCTGATCTCGAAGCACACTACGGCGTAACGCTGGACGTGGGTGGACGGGTCACTGGGTTCACGCAGCTCAACGACGGTTCCTCTGGTTCTTTCGTGATCGTTGCGGACAACTTCTCAGTTGTTGATCCTGTCACCTTCACGCCGAAGATATGGTGGGATGGTGTAGCTGAACTGCTTCAGATCGACGGCGACATGATTGTCACTGGTACGATCAACGGCCAGTCCATGATTAACGGCACCATCGGTTCGACACAGATCGGCACCAACGCGATCAGCACCACGCACATCTCTGCTAACGCCGTGACGGCGAATGAGATACTGGCAGGCGCTATCACGGCTGACAAGATCAACGTCACGAACCTGAACGCTGTCAAGGCGAACACAGGCGCACTGACGGTGGACGGTACGCTGACTGTTGGTACCGCAGGCAAGATGATCTCCACAGGAGCAGGCTTCGAGACTGGCGCAGGATTCTTCTTGGGCTACGACACGAGTGCCTACAAGTTCTACGTGGGCAACAAGGCCAACGGCAACTACCTGTCATTCGACGGGACAGACCTGACTGTATCCGGCATCATCAACGTGGGTACCTACTCCGCATCTGACGCAGTTCTTGTCAGTGCTGACACCGAGCGTTCTGCTGGTGGCACGTGGAATGGATCATACTCGTGGTACACGCTGAAGACATTCACGACCGACAAGGCTGGCAGTGTCAAGATCAAGTTCGAGCAGAAGAAGAACACGACCTCGACAGCTTCGCCCTACACCAACGCATCCATTCGCATCACTGTGAACGGTGTGCTGGAAGGGTACCACACGCTGACGACATCGACGTACGTTGCTCAATCCAGAACCATCACGGGTCTGAGTGAAGGTGACGTTATCGACATCGACGGCGCTCGCGGAACCTACTGGGGTCCGGGTGCTGAACCGTGGGATGTGATTCCATACGTCAGAAACGCTGACTTCTGTGCGGACATCGTCTTCACAGGTTCACCTGAAGTCACTTACAATTAACCACAACGAGGAGAGAAATCTCATGCAACAGCAAGTCCAAGTACCAACGATAGAGCAGCTCACTCAGGCTATCACTCAGCTGGCCCTTCAGCGTGCGAACGCAAAGGATCAGATCGAGCAGCTTGAGAGGCAGCTCCCAGTACTACAAGCACAGCTCCAACTCCTGCAAGCTCAGGAGCAGGCTGAAGTTCCCGTCGAAGACTAAGGAGTTCTCATGTCATTCACCAACGCACAACTCGCCCAACAGATCGCTAACCTGATCGAGTATTGGGCTGCGTTCAATCAGGAGTACTCTGATTGGATAGGTGGTACCGTTGGTGGTGGCCCCAACTCTGACGGTGAATACCCGCTGACCAACTGGGCAGGGGAGGAAACACTTCTCCCTTGTCCAGCCCTTCTTTCAGACAACGTGACGGGCTACGTCGCGACTGTCGCCGCAAGTGCATCGGCTGCCTCCGATAGTGAGATAGCTGCTGCCTTGTCAGAAACAAATGCTGCCGCATCAGCAGTCACCGCAACGGCTCAGGCTGTGCTGGCTGACGCTGACCGCGTTGCAGCTGAACTCGCAGAAACCGGAGCGACTGACGCTAAGGTAACTGCAATCGCACAGGCCGCCGCAGCTGTAGTATCCGCTGCCGCAGCACTGGCAAGTGAACAGGCTGCCGCCGCTTCTGAAGCTGCTGCTGCCATCTCCGAAACAAATGCTGCCGCCTCCGCTGCGGCTGCCGCTACGTTCGACCCGGCACTGTTCGCTGAACTTTCGACTCCCAATGATTTCGCTGGGGATGTGAACATAGTTGGTGGACAGAGTTTATACGTGTGGGACGCTGGCGACACTGACAACATACGTGTCCGGCACGATGGTAACAACGCTATCATGCAGTTCACCAACACGTCGAACTTTGACATTGGCTCTGGCCTAACAGCACAGGTCCGCTGGTACGCTCCATTCTATTTGATGGACGGTAACTACTTCCGGTGGTGGGGTCCGAGTGCAAGCGGCTCTAAGGCTGTAACGGCCAGCCACAACGGAACCAACTTCGTAGTCACGACCAGCCTCACACAGACAGACGACTATCAGTTCCTTGGCTTCAATGGCAACCTCGATCTTCGAGATGGCATGGGGTTAAAGATTCGTGACGCAGGCGACACCGACTTGGTTGAGATGTCTCACGACGGCGTTGACTTCAACATGGTTGGTACGAACACCGCAGACATCAACGTCACCGGCATCACGTCGTTCAACGTCCCGGCCCTCGCAGCTACCGGCGCTGTCACCGGCAGTAACCTCAACGTCGCCAACTGGGATACCGCATACGGTTGGGGCGACCATGCAGGTCTGTACTCGCTGGCCGCACATAACCACTCCGGTGTCTACGAACCAGTGGACGCTACGATTGTACGCACAGGTGACGCTGGGTATCTCAAGACAAACTGGGACACCGCATACGGCTGGGGCGATCATGCTGGACTCTACGCTCCCATCTCGAACAACTTCGCGTTGACTACTGGTGACAACTTCACTGGTGTTGTGTACTTCACCAACGCTAACGCGCTGCGTATCAACAACAACTCCAAGCTACTCGGACTGAACTTCGCAGCTACCCAGAACGTAGACCTACTCCGCGTGGCAACCAACGATACGATTCAGGTAGGACAATCGTCCTTCGACCTGAACATTGCGTCCGCGACTATGACTGCTGCCGGAAGCATTGCTGCTGTCGGTGCGGTCACTGGCTCGAACCTGAACGTGTCCAACTGGGATACCGCGTTTGGCTGGGGTGACCATGCCGCACAGAACTATGCTGACAAGGATGTAGCAAACACGTATTCGGGAACATCATACTTCTCTGCGTATGCAACCCTCGCAAACAATGTGCCTCTCTACGGCAACACCGGGGCTGGCTACAAAGTCATCGCAATGATGAACGCCAGTGACCAAGTGGTTCTCGGCGGCACATCTAACCTGACGATGATTAACGGCACGTCGCTGACGTTGAACCCGACCGTCATCAATTCGTATGCAAGCGCGATTCTTCAGGCACCAGCAAGTGCCTCAGTATCCAACCAGTACAACGTCACGACAAACGCTTACGACGTGGACATGCAGTACAGGATCGGTGGAACGCTCACTGCTCTGGTGCGCTGGGACTCAAGTGCCAACACGTTTCAGTGGATGGATCGTGCCCCCGGAACTGTCGTCGGCATGACGCTCAACTTGGAAGACTCGTCCCTCGCAGTAACAGGGGCAGTCACTGCTGCGACGTACAACGGCGCAACCATCCCGGCATACAACGTGTTCACTGGTGGTGGCCTTGTCACTCGTCATGGGTCTGGTTACATCTACTCGAACTACTTCAATCAGTCGATTGCAAGTGGAACCTCCTCCACCCCAACGCACGTCCCTGTGTGTACCGGAAGTGACGGGTTCTACCGCTGGCAGACGTTGGCAAACTTCAAGCTCAACGTAGGCATCGACGCGAAGGCTCCACTGGCATCCCCGACCTTCACAGGTAACGTGACCGCCCCGCTTCTTTACGCTAATACAGTTCAGACTCTTGGTGGAAACTATCTGATTATCAATGCTGGTGAGTCTCATGCGTACGCTACTGGTCAGACTGGTGAAGCTGTCTACCTGAACGCTGAAGGTGGCATACAGGTCAACTCGTCGCCCGACAACTGGGCAACTGGTTGGGCTACTCGTAAGACGGCAACGATCTGTGATACTGCTGGTGACTCAACGTTCCCCGGAGATGTAAATGCTTCTGGCTATTTCAGGACAAACGGCCCCGACACCAAACCCGCTGTTGGGTACTCGGCTCTGTCAGCGAACATGCTGCACATCGACGGTAAGGAAGCGATTGACGGCAACGACGGGTACCTCCGTCTGAACCAGAACGTAGACTTCGCAAGTGGTGTTCACATTCCGAGTAACCTGCTGGTCTACGGTCAGACGAACTCGCGTAACACCGTACCGACAACCCATGCAACGTACAGCCTTGGAAGCTCAGGCAGCTACTGGTCGAACGCCTACATCCAGAACATCCAACTTGGCAGCATAGACTGCACGATCTCTCGTGTGGCCGCCAGTAAGCCGGGTGTAGAAGGCAAGGCACTGTTCAAACACGCAGGTGCGTACACCTCAGGTGAGGTGACCTACTCGACAGCCGCACCTTCTGGTGGGTCCAGTGGTGACATCTGGTTCAAATACACAGCCTAACTTTCAAGGAGACTCCGGCTATGCCAATTCATATCAACGTAGCCGGGGTCTGGAAGGAAGTGACCAACGTCCACATCAACGTGGGCGGTGTATGGAAAGAGTGTACAGACGTGCCGATCAATGTCGGTGGGGTGTGGAAGACAGGCGTTCATTCGACTGGACCGTCCGTAAGCATCCTTGCTAATGGCGACTTCAATACCCGTTGGGAAGCTATCTGCTATGCGGGAATCCGCTTCCACTCCAACGGTGCTGAGTACGAGTACACCGCATCAGGTGGCGTAGGGTCCGCAGTCAACACATGGTTGACCTCTGGTTCCTCGTCCGACGTATGGGTTGCCTTCACGCGAACCTCTGGTGCGTCCAGCTTTGTCGGTAAGACGAACGGTGTGCGCTACAATCTCGGTTCGATTCAGAACTTCTACGTAACGCGAAACGTCATTGGTACAACGTCCATCACTGGCTACTTCACCATGTACGACGCGGCATCAGGCGGCAACACACTCGATACTTCGAGTTCAGCCTTCTGGTCCGCTGAGTACGATAGTAGTGGTGGTGGCTGTCCGCTCTGCTGCTTCACGCCTAACACACTCGTGACTATGGCAAGCGGCATCGACATGCGGATCGCAGACATACGTGACGGCGACAAGATCATGGGGCCGCAAGGTCCGGTCGATGTCGGTGAGGTTATCGTACGGCACGACCTGCCGATCTACACGCTCCACTTCGAGGACGGCAAGAGGCTTGAGCTTACCCCGGACCATCCGGTTCAGACTGCTCGTGGCCCTGCATCGTTGTCTCGCATGGACTACAAGGACATAGGCATCCCTGAAGAACTTCAGGTAGGTGATCTCGTGTTCACGTACGAAGGCAAGTTCACGCGGCTGGCAAAGATCACCAAGCTCCGCACTGAGCCTGTCGTCTACACATTCTCTAACTCGCTGTTCTACGCGAACGGCATACTCGTTTACTAAAGGAAAATATCATGGAAGCACTTGCTATCGCAGTACCACTCGCCGCCTTCGCCGCATTTATAGGTTATAAGGTTGGATACTCTAAAGGCGTAAAGGTCAATGCTCCGGTCCCAGCACCGAAACCCAAGACCCCTTACGATCCAGACCGTGATCTCAGAAAATAGGAATATCAACATGAACCAGTCAAAGGACATTCTCGCAGACGTAGCCGCTGCGGGGGCTGGCGTTACTGCCACATGGACGTGGGTCGCACACGTTAATGATGTGTTGCAACTTGTCGCTACGGCAGTTGCTATCGTCGCTGGCGTGTACGCTATCAGGTGGCATAAGGTCAGGATTGACACTGCCGTTAAGAAGGAGAAAGACCGTGAGCAAGACAAGAGCAAGTGAGGACCTGTTGAATGAGCTACATGATCTACAGGCTCGCACACTACTCGCTGAAATCAAGCGCCTCGTCGCGGACGGAGAGCCAGTCCCTCCGGCCCTGTTCGCGCAGGCAAACAAGTTCCTCAAAGACAACGGCATCGACCGTGCGGTTGTTGCTGGCGATCCTACTGATCTGCTGGCTGACGAGGTTCCCATCTTCGACAACATAGTCCAAGGAGACTTCAAATAATGTGTACCGCAAATTCCCAGAAGTACCTGCCGGACTTCCTCACCAGCACCGAGGGTCATACCAAAGATGACTCAGGCCCCACTGGTGGACCTATCCGCAAAGCCACTGAGGTTCCCCTCGGTGACGGTATGGCTGACGCAGCTAAGACTGCGATCCTGTCCAGACGTGAGCGGATCAGGCGTGCTGTTGAAGGTGACGGCGATCCCAACGCTCACATCAGGAGAGACTAATGTGTAAGGCACTCGTCAAGCGTATGAACGAGATACGCAGCAAGACCCTACACGGTCGCTTCGAGGACAAGGTCGAGCAGGACTACGGCATCCGTCCGTACGGCAACAAGATGGTCAACAAGGCAGCTGGCATCGACGACCCCAACATGTTCTACCAGCCCGGTGGACGTGGCTTCGTCGAAGCGCCTAAGCGCACAGCTCCTTCGCGATCCATCCCGACGAACCGTACAGGAGGATAGCATGTACATCACGTTCGACTTCAAGTGCGGCACCTGTGGTGACGTGCAGTCTCGCTTCGTGAAACGCGAGGAGATCGACAAGCAGATGTGCGCTTGTCAAACCATAACCCCTATGACCCGGCTCCCGGCTGGCACAAGGACGACATTCAGGTACGCAGATACCAAACTCAAGGACTGACCAATGATACACTTACTCGCTTTACTACTGGCTCCCGCGTTGGAGTTTCCCCCTAACCACCCGGCTGTTGAAAATAGCTGGGAGCTTGCCTGTCAGTATAGCGAGTGCGGTGATCTCAAGCCGCCTATGGTTATCTTCAAGGACACGTGGCCTGCACTGGGCTACTACTACTTCGACACGAGTGTTGTCTTCATCACAGAGGACTGCCTCGTGCCTGTGGCCGATAAGGTCAAGTGCATGGCTGTCGTCATCCACGAGATGACTCACTACATCGCTGACCACAACGAGGGTGTCCAAGAGAGCTGTCCGTCCGAAGAACGTGCGTGGGATGTCTACAATGCCTACGTCCTTGAGCAGAAGCGTTACGATTTGGTTCGAGAGAACTGGAAGGAGTCATACCCGAAATGCACAAAATCCCCGCAACTTTCGACATCCTCAGCCACACCATAACGGTGAAGATGAGGGATGACCTGCTCGATGACTGTGAGTGTCACGGGCGGTTCATCCCAAGCAAGAACCTGATCGAGCTACAGTCCGGTCAGGCGTTCAGCTTCACGCTCGCTACATTCTGGCATGAGGTGGCACACGCCATCGCTACCCACATGAGCATGTGGGACCTGAACGACAACGAGGAACAGATCGACAAGATCGGACAGGGCATCGCCCAAGTCCTGCGTTCAAAGCGCGGGTCTGTTCAATAACATTGAACGAGGAGAGAAGATGAACACGTATCCCGTATGGGTGCAGACAGGTACCCACAAGAAGATGCACGACGACTTCAAGGTCTTCTTGTGGTGGCTCTGGAAGCAACTGGGACTACCCGACCCGACAGAAGCACAGTACGAGATCGCGGACTACCTTCAGTACGGCCCCAAGCGCCGGATCGTGATGGCGTTCCGTGGCGTAGGCAAGAGCTGGATCACAGCCGCCTTCGTCCTCTGGTGCCTCATGCGTAACCCGCAAGAGAAGATGATGGTGGTATCGGCCAGCGAGTACAAGGCTGCCGAGTTCTCCACGTTCACCAAGCAGCTCATCGAGACGCTCCCCCTGTTAAGCTGGCTACAAGCTCGCCCAAAGGACGGACAGCGTGACTCGGTGCTTGCCTTCGACGTAGGACCCTCTACGCCCGCACAGGCTCCCTCAGTGCGAGCTGTGGGTGTTACCGGGCAGATGACTGGTGGTCGCGCCACGAAGGTGATCTTCGATGACATCGAGGTTCCCAACAACTCAGAGACTGAAGGCAAACGAGAGAAGCTGGACAACCGCGCCCGTGAAATGGGTGGTGCTATTCTGGTACCGGGCGGTGACTCCATTGGACTCGGCACTCCTCAGTCTACACAAACCATCTACAACGGGTTCAGTGAGCGCGGGTACAACCTGCGAGTCTGGCCTGCGAGGTATCCTGATGAAGAACAAATCCAAAAGTACCAAGGACGTTTGGCTCCCGGCATTCTTCGACGGCTCTCAGACGATAGTAGCTTGGTGGGACGACCAGTCGATCCTGCTCGATTCCACGAAGAAGACTTGCTGGAGCGTGAAGCTGAGTATGGAAGAAGTGGATTCGCACTTCAGTTCATGCTCGACACCACACTCTCTGATGAGAATAGGTACCCGCTCAAACTGAGGGACCTGATCGTCATGGACGTGGACACCGAGCGTGCCCCTGCCCGTATCACGTGGGCAACCTCTGAGGCGCTCCCAGTGGACAACGTGGGACTCACAGGGGACAGGTACTACCTACCCATGAGCGTCTCCACGAAAGACGAGGACATGCTTCCCTACGAAGCCTCAGTCCTGTTCGTCGATCCCTCCGGGCGCGGCAAGGATGAGACTGCCTTCTGTGTGGCCAAGATGCTGCATGGACGGGTGTTCGTCAAACGCTGGGGCGGTTTCACAGGTAACGGTTACGACGAGGTCGTACTCGAAGCTCTGGCTACCATTGCCAAGAACGAGCAGGTGAACGAGGTGTGGACCGAGGACAACTTCGGTGACGGCATGTTCAACGCCCTGTTCGCTCCTGTCCTGAACCGGATACATCCCTGTGGCCTTGACGGGTACCGGGTGTCCGGCCAGAAGGAAGCGAGGATGATCGACAAGCTCGAACCTGTTATGAACAATCACAGGCTTGTCATTGATAAGTCCATCGTGGAACAACAGTTCAACAACCTGCCAGAAGACGCAGGAGAACGTGCCCGCTACTACAACCAGTTCTACCAGATGGCATTCGTCACACGTGACAGGGGTGCCCTCAAGCAGGACGATAGACTCGATGTCCTTGCAGAAGCTGTCGGTTACTTTACCTCGATGGTCGCCAGAGACACTGAGAGGGCCGCTGACAGGACTTCAGAGAAGCAGAAGGACAAGTCCCTTAAGGAGTTCATAAAGGCTGCCCAGCGTGGCCACACGAAGCGTGACCTGTATCCTGCACCCAAACGTAGGAAGGGTTCGTGGGCACGAAGGCGATAACCTTCCTTTGGACACCTCAAACGCAGGCTACAGCCTTCCCTTCCAGTCAACTGTAAGTCATTGATTGGGAGGGGGGGCCACCCCCAGAGGGTCAGGATAGAACTATAATGTAACTATAAGTATACTAATAGTAGACTAAGAGATAACTAAGAGGGGACTGTAAGGGTACTGGTAAGGGTTAATTACCCTTATTCATATCCTACTACCTCCTTAAAGGTACTGCTCATTTCAGAGGAGACTCAGAGGAACAGGAGGCTATTATGGCACATGATCCTCACTACCCGGCACTTCCTGCTGCCTTTGCGACCCGTGTGGAAACAGAGGAGATGCACGAGTGCCTTATGGACCTGCACGATGACTTGAAGGACATCCTCGACAAACTTGAGGACATCAGAGAGTTACTCGCAGTGTGATGGTGTGACACCAGAGGAGAGCCTCAAAGTTTTGCTATAGTTATCTGAACGGGGTTCATTACGTGGACACGCCGCAGTGGCCCCCGTGCCTCCTTCCTATGCGCGTATCGCGGGGGGCCAGACCTGCCCGTTTCCCTGCCCGCGAACCTAATGCGCACCCGGCACGCGGCACCTGCCTGTACGCGGTTCGTTCATTATGAGGCACCCGGCAGGCACGGCACGTCGACGGGCAGGCACGGCACGCTATCCTATGCGGCACTCGCACCCGGCACCCGATATGTTTTTTTCGTATACATTATATGGCCGTCAAATTAGGGGGGGCCATTCCCAGTAGACTACCAGTCGACGGCACGGCACCCGGCACGGCACCCGGCACGGCACCCGGCACGATAGCGGGCAGGGTGCTACCAGTCGACGGCACGGCACCCGGCAGGCAGGCAGGCAGGCACCCGGCAGGCACGGCAAGGGTGCCGGAAAGGGTGCGCAAGGGTGCCGGAAAGGGTGCCTGATAGCGGGATTATTGCGGGAATTCGGCCAGAATTCGGGCAGGGTGCCGATTATTTCCAAACTAAAATCACCCATAATTCAGTCACTTAGCAGCAATCGGCCATTTATTTCCAGAAAAGGCTTGCAATAATCTGGCACGGCGCTAATCTGGGAACCGTCGACGGCCAGCGGATTCTTGGCCACCGGGTTACAAGCCGCACCGTCGATCATCCCTGACCGGGAAATGAGCTTGCGGGAATGACCCGCTTCAGAACGGTCGCGAAGGGATACGGGAATATGCTCCAGCGCATTCGACTGGAAACACGGCACCCGCGAATTAAGCCGCCATCACGTGAGACTTGGGAAGTCGGGAAGCGTGCGAGTAAGTAGAAAATCCGCTGGGAAGTTGACAGTGTTCGCACGTGGAATGATCTGGCCGACCGGGCGAAACATTGGAACCCACGTGTAACCCGCTCACATGGCACATGCGTGAGAATTCCGTGCCTGCCTTGATTGGATTCTGGCCGGAAGTGTACCGCGTCCGTGTTGCATGTGAGCGTAGTCGCGCACTGGATTGTATCGTGCGCCTGATGAGGCCCAGCAGGCCGAAACTAACTGAAAATTGGAGAAATACCATGGCAAATCTCACGAATGAACAACGCAGCGCAATCCTGTCCGCACGTGCCAAGAATCGCAAGGCCGCGATTGCATTGCAGTCGGTCGAACTGGACGTGCCTAAGGCAGTCGCGGCTCACATGCGTGCAGTCGAGGATTGGGCAAACAAGGCGCTCGCACCCGCTGCGAAAGCCAAGAAAACCGCGTAACACGTGACCGAAACGCGCACCCTGCACATGCGGGGTGTCGCGTCCGTGTCCCACGTATCGGGCACGCTGATGAGGATAGGAAAATGGCAAAATCGAATAGCAGTCACCGCGTGCAATCCCGCGCACGTTACGCCGCCGAAACACTGGCAGATACCCGCGCACGCTCGAACGTCGACTGGGTCGCGCTGCGTGCCGAAAATGACCGTCGCGCCAAGCTGGCACGCTCGTGAGTCGTCGCCTGAATTGGGCCAACGCGGCCACGTCGCGACTGGCACGCAAGGCGGCTCGTACGCCGTCACGGATACCCGCGAAGGGTTCATACCTGCACGACCTCACGTGCGACATCGTGGCCAAGCGCAATGCGCGACTGGCCGCCAAGTGACCGAAACGGTGCCTACACGGGCCGTCCGCGTGCGACTTTACGGCACGCGCTGATGAGGAGAAAATCATGGAAAATCGCAAAACGGTAACACCCACGCAGGTGAGTG